CTTTCACTGGTAAGTCGGGATCAGTAATGATCCAGACCTAACGAATATACAGTTAGTCTCGCAGGCTTAAGAAAAGAACTTAAGTTGGTAAACTTATACCCAGTTTAAAGGGAATTTTATAAGTTATTCTGCTCTAAAAGGGTAGGTCGGATTAGGAAGCCGCAGCAATATTATTAATAATAGTAGATGTTCGTAGATGGCAATCCCTTAAATAAGGAACCCTCAACTACAAAGAAGCTACAGCGTGCCCTTCATTGAATCCTCGGTTAGTTACCTATAAACTTTACTTAATTAATCATGTCAACTAAATTATTAAAATCCATAATCATAAGATTATATCAATTAATTTATGAAGTTGATCTGACTCTTATAGTAATAGGTTACATAAACATGTTCCAAAATCTTCGAAAGAAGAGTGGTTTAGTATTTACTATTAAGTATTATAAAGCTGTGAAGCTCCATATTACTAGATATGTATGTGGTAAACCTTTGTTTGCGAACGATGCTCGTGTTTCAGTTGATAAATCTGGTTTTCCTTCTCGATTCTTGATCCTTAAATCTTTTATAGATAAGGGTCATGTAAGAGCGATTTTATCACTCTTAACACTTAGTAGAGCTGTTAAGCCTACGAAAGTGGAAGAAAAGAATATTAAACCCGATTTTTCTACTATCATCGCACCTTATAAAGGAACAGGATATACAATTCCTGCTTCTTTTATTAAGATGTGGATTAGTAAGAATAAACTTACCTTGCCACTTCCAGTTTTTACAGACAAGGATCACTACTTATCTACGAAAGGTAGTCCAAATGGACCAGCCACGCAGTCTAGTGTGTGATCTCCTCGTCTCTTAAACGGGTCACAACTTTTAAGTATTTTTAATATAGTAAATGTTGAATACCATGATAAATTGAGTAAAATACTCGATTTTTCATTTTTAAGTATTCATAACTTGTATATTAAGAAAATAAAAGATGATCAGATGTTTACTGGAAGATTATCTATCATAAAAGATCCAGAGTTAAAAAGAAGAATAATTGCTATGGTTGATTACCTTAGCCAATGAACTCTTCGTCCTATCCATGATGGTTTATTAGATCTATTAAGATCTTTACCCCAAGATAGGACTTTTACTCAGAACCCTTTTAATGAATGAGATGATAATTCTGAACCTTATTACAGTTTAGACTTAAGTGCAGCTACAGATCGGTTCCCGGTTCTTCTTCAAAAGAAACTATTATCATACATTTATGATGATAGTAATTTTGCAAATCATTGAATGAATCTCTTAACAAATAGAGAATTTTATTCTAAAGATTTGGGGCATGCTATTAAATATGCTGTTGGACAACCAATGGGATCGTACTCTAGTTGAGCGGCTTTTACCATTACTCATCATTTAGTTGTCCATTATGCTGCTTGAAAAGCAGGTATAAAGGACTTTAATCAATATATAATTTTAGGTGATGACATTGTTATTAAAAACAGTGCTGTTGCCCAAATTTATATAAGTATTATGACTAAAATTGGAGTTGATATTTCTTTAGGAAAAACACATGTATCAAAAGATACTTATGAATTTGCTAAGAGATGAATCAAAAATGGTAAAGAAGAATTAACTGGTATACCTTTAAAAGGGATTATTTCAAACTGAAATAGTCCTAAAATAGTTTATTTAGAAATATTTAACTATTTGAATAGAGTACCACTTGGTTCTTTGCCGTGCTTAGATTTAACATGTAGATTATATGAAGGTCTATTATGACGTAAACGTAGAAGTACGTTTATTGCCATGAGACACCTTTTATATGATTATAACCATGCCATACGCTATACATTCGGACTTTCAAGCTATGATGAACTTCGTTCATACTTAGCTTTTAAGTTACGAAATAGTTTAGCGCAGATTCCTATAGAACAAGAAGTTCCCTATTTTTTGGAGGGTTTGTTCGGTATAGGACTGGTTAGTGAGGTTACTTCTGTTAGAGCTAAAATTTTCAAATCTTTTAAGGATTTCAACAAATACTTTTTAAATGTTGTTAAATCCACTCGTAGGTACGAGAAAGATATTAGAAAATTCATATCTTCTTACCCTATTTTCACCGCTTATGGTAACAAAAACATTTCTGCTTTTGAAGCTATAAGTGAATTTCTTGCTAAACCGAAAGTTTCGGAATTTCAAAAAATTATGATGAATCTAAGATATGATGACTTTGATGCTCTTATTGCAACACATCGTAATAAATCACGAAGTGTAGACTTTGTTTCCAAAGTCTGAAGTAAAGCTTTTAACATCTTATTTATTAAAGACATTTCTTATATGTTAAAATTTAACAGAGAAATTATTAAAACCCTAAATTCATGTAAACTATATGAATTAGAGGTTGGATTCTTTAAAGATGTAGCTAAAGGTGGGTTAATGCAACAACTATTCCTAGAAAGACAGATCAAATCTTTGATCCTTCCATTCATTTTTAAAAAAAGTGATTTGGAAGAGTCTACTGACACTTTCGTCATACAGC